TGAACTTGCATCTGGCTATAGTAATGGATCTGCATTTTAGCTGTTTTAAAAACAGGTTCAGTTTTATCGCGTAGACCAAAAGGGCATTTGACTTCCAGCAGACCAGATGTCCCGACCAAACCGTCGGGCGAAGCGCCGAGCCATTCTTCATGGGTATAAAACCCGCATGGCTCGACGATATGGCCTGTTCTCATTTCAAATTGTGCAACGGCGCCGGCCTCATTAGTGGTGCCCCAGTCGGTGGCTATGTTGCCTTTAAACTCAGACGGCGCACCGTGCCAGTCACGCACCATGCGGCGCATGACATCGGCCGGTTTGGTAAATGGAGACACCCCGAGAATGGCACCCACTGCGGACCCTGTAACCCGGCCCTGACGGGCTTTAAACCATTCTTCACTGCGTTGTTCCATTATTTAATACGTTCCATCATCGCGTCTGCAATTTCAAATGCTTTTATGGCAAGTTCATCATTACTCCATGCGTCTTTAACCAAAGCTAAAGCAGCGATTGCAAATTGATTTCTTAAACTTGTACCCGAATGATCAATTGAAAATTCAATTGACTGCAAGGAACTATTTAATCTTTCCAATTGTTCTTTAATCTCGCCAAGAACCAAAACCTGTTCATACTCAGTCGACATCGATGCCATTTTTATCTCCTTTGTTGTCCCAACTAAATTTTGGTAACGATACCTTTGTATTTCTTGCTCGGGTTTTTACCCCTATTTTTTCTTTACCTTTTTGAGTCATCGTAGCTTCACTCATCCGCCGCAAATTTTCATAATACATTTTATCAAATTTAATTTGCTGCAGTTTTTTTCGCTCTTCTTCTTGTTGTTCAAGTTTACTTTTAAAATACCATTGTGGCATTAAACCCTCCTTTGTATAGGGACGGCCCGTAGGCCGCCCCCTCGACCGTTCGCCCCTTAGAACGGCACATCCTCGTCATCATGGACTTGAACAGGCGCCTTAGCCTTTGGTGCGGGTGCTGCGGCGCCAGCTTTAGGGGAAATAGACGAGATCCAATTACCCGTAATCTTGCCGTTGTCTCCCTCGATCTCATACGTCATGACCTTAATCTGCATCTGCTTGCCATGAAGTGTAGCAAGGAGATTGTCAGTCATAGGCTTGCCGCTAGAGAACATCTTGCCACCGGCATTGCTATCCATAACAAAAAGCATCTTCTTGGCCTTGTCCTTTTTGACGGCCGCATCCTTTGCGCGGGGATCGTCATCGAGGCACCAAAGCTTTTGGAACACTTTGCGGTTTTTATATTCCGATGGCGCCAATACGGACCAACGGATATTAATATACTGAAGCCCGTCACGATTGCTTTCGATCGAAGCGTTTTCAATATTGGCTACGCAGTTTGTATCGTTAGGGATAGGCTCCATTGAGCCGCCTTCGATCTCATACTTTGAGCCGGTTTTGGCAATATCGTCGCCGTCAGAAAGGTTCCAGAAACTCATTGCGCTTTCTCCTTCTTGGTCTGCGCGGTTGATTTAAGAGCGGGAATAAAATCAGCAAACGGATTAACGCCGGCCTTAACAATAATGGGCTCTGAGATCCCATAACGGTTTTTGGAAACGTTAGCCGCTGTGGCGTGTGTAATAAGAATGCGAGTACCATCGGAGATAGCTTTCTTCTTATTTTCATCGCCTGTTGTGAATGTTTCCAGCTTAAGGAAACCCACAACGTCTACGTCATCAACGTAGGCTGGGAGGCTCTTTTCGTGCAGACGTAAGGTGTAACGCATATAAGCGTCATCGTCCGGCGGTTCGATCTTCTGAGTGTCGGCGTGTGCAATAAACACGGTGTGCATGCCACGCTTTTCAGCCAAAATGCCGGCCGCCTTACGCAACCGCTGATGCATGCCAGACACGGCGTCACGGCCTGCACCGTAACCACCGAGAGCCTGTTGAATGCCCCGCGGCTTCTTAGGATCTGTATCGACGATGTATTGTGCGAACATACGCTCAAGAGCGGTGACGCTGTCGACGATCAGTGTATTGTAATCGTGAGGCTCGTTGATCAAACCCTTCAACTGATCCCACAGATCGTCAGGCGACGATAACAATGGGAACGCGTCAGGGCGCTGATCTGAAGGAATGGCTTGGAGGCCATCTTCTGCGCGAATCACGATTGGTTTTGGAAAAGACACGGCAAGGGTGGTTTTACCCATACCGCTATCACCACAGATCGTTACTATTACCGGACGATCAACCGGCTTCGATATACTATCTAAAATGCCCATTGGCATACTCCTCTGCTTCAACAGGGTTGACAGTACAGGGGTCGATGTGTGAATGTCAACACCGTTGTTGTTATTAAGGACACAAAGATGGAAATTTTTGACAAACCAGACCAAATAATTCGGTTTACGTTTGAAGAGCAATTAAAACGTATTCAAAGCGCTTTAAAGGATAGAAATCTCTCAAAAGTAGCTTCTTATACAAAATTGCATGAAAACACTGTTCGAGCAGTCGCGTCTGGGAAGAATGTAAATCCTACGTTAGAAACCGTAGAAAAACTTTCATTATATTTATTTGGTGGTGAAAATGAAAAATGATCAAAAATACTTTTTGTATTTAATTAGCTGCAAAAATCATGCAAAAGTTGGGATTAGTTCTAATATTGAAGCTCGATTAAAGTCTCTTGAAGCTCAAAATCCTTTTCCCGTAAAGTTAGTTACAAAAGTTTGTTATGATAGTAAAAAATCAGCATTGATGTGTGAACAAGAAATGCACAAAAGACTTAAAGAAAAAGGTTTTTTTGTAAAATATGAATGGTTTCAACCACTTGATATGGTTTTAAACGAATTTATCAGAATGCAAGACGATTACCATCCTGATAATTTAAAAAATATATCAGATGATATGGAATATGCGAAAAAGAAATTGGAAATTTTTTTGGGAAATTGGCCAAGCGCGAAGAAAAAAGATCACGTTCTTCGTGGGTTAGAAAGAAAAATAGATCCATCAAAGTCATCTTTATTTTTAAGATCTATTTTGTTTGGCAAAACAACTAAAATTGATTTAGCGTCAGTTGGCGTTTTAGATTTAGTAACAGAAATAATTGATACTTGGCAGGGGTAAAAGATGTCGAATTACCGGAATTTTTGGGAGGCCGGTTATCGCATTTTTGGCCTTCATCCAATAACAAAAAGCAATACTTGCGGCTGCGGCAACTTAAAGTGCAAAGCTGTTGGCAAGCATCCTGTTATGTCTGGATGGACCAATGTGCCTTACTGGTCCGAAGAGCAATTAGAAACGTTTGAAGAAACCGACCAGTTAAGTTCTGGCTATGGTGTTTTGGTAAAAGGACTATTGGTTATTGACGTCGACGCTCGTAACGGCGGCGTCGAATCATATGAGCGTTTGCTCATAAAGTATCCAGAAGTCGCCGGCGCAGGTTTGATCGTTCAAACAGGATCTGGCAACGGATCCAAGCACTTGTATTTCAAACTTCAAGAAGAACTTGCGCTTGTCCAGCACCTCGATGATTACCCCGGCATTGATTTTAAAAGTAGTGGTTTTGTCGTTGGCCCCGATTCGTTACATGCGACTGGCAACAGATATGTTACGTTGATTGGATCCCCCTCGGATATCGAGGACGCTCCGGAAACGCTTATCAGCGCTCTACGCAAGCCAGAAAGAAACCGCGCCACGTATGAGGGCCGCACGGTTGACGTATCGCCCACCGAGCTCGGCGACATGCTTTCGTATATCAACAATGACAACTTAGATTACGAAGTATGGATCCGAATCGGCATGTCATTGCACCACGCTTCGGGCGGTGCAGCATATGATTTGTGGAGAGCTTGGTCGTCGACGTCGTCAAAGCACGACGAAACAGACATGGCCAAGAAATGGCACAGCTTTGGTAAATCGGCCAATCCGGTAACGCTTGGAACGTTGGTTTACTACGCTCAAAAAGGCGGCTGGGAATGGCCTGTAACGTTCGTGCCAAACGAAGTGCTCGAGATCGTCGAGGAGGACGATATTGATTTGTCCGGCATCGATCTGCGCCGTCCACCGGGCTTCGTTGGCGATGTAGCCACATGGATCCACGATCAGTGCCCGTATGTGCGGGAGACGATTGCGGTCGGATCAGCGCTTGTCTCAATGGGCAATCTTGTTGGTCTAAAGTATATGGATCCCTTGCGGAATACGACGTCGAACTTAATTGCTTTCTGCGTCGCGGGGTCGGCCACCGGTAAAGAAAGTATTTTGCGCGGCGGCATCCAGATTATGGAAGCCGTTGATCTGCAACGTGCCGCTTATGGCACAATCAAATCAGAGCAAGAAATTGTCCGTAACTTAGTCGAGCATCAAGCGTCTTTCTATATGATCGACGAAATTGGCTTCTTAATGAAGAAGATCAAAAATGCACAAAAAGGCGGTTCCGCTTCTTATCTTGAAGCAATCATTGGCGTCATTATGTCAATCTACTCCAAAGCCAGCGGAACGCTGTTGGTATCGGGAGACGTTAAAAAAGAAATACGCA